ACCCTCTCCAACCGCCAGTACCCCATGCTGCGCACCTTCATCGACGGCGGCCCGAGCTTCCTGATGACCATCGAGGAGGCGCAGAAGTTCGACCAGCGCCCCTTCCGCTCGATGCTGGTGCGCCAGTACATCGCCTACCGGCCCGGTAAGGGCTTCTACCTGACCAAGGAGGGCGACCGGCACTGGCGCGAGTTCGAGCGCACCGAGATCTTCCGCAAGAACGCGGCTTTGCCTTTGACCGCCTACTTCGACCCCACGGCCTACGGGCTACAGCCGCGCCACAAGAAGCGCACGCTGCACCGGGTGGCCTGATGCGGCAACTGTTGTGCGAGGGATGCGGCGAGCGGCAAAAACTCAAGACCGGCCAGCGCATGGCGCTGGAGCGCACCGGCATCTGTCCCGCCGAATTCGAGCGCGTGGTCTGGGGCCGCGCCCTGCCGCCGACCACCGAGCAGCGCACCATGTACGTCAACGGCACGCCCTACCCCATGACCATGGGCGAGTACACCTGCGACCTGTGCAGCGCCGCCATCCTGCCGGGGGCGCGCTGCTGCGCCTGGACGATGTGGCTGGAGGGCGAGGAGCCCGACGTGCGCTGGGAGCACGAGTTTCTGACCGGCCCGAGGTGATGCGATGACCATCGATCAGGCCATCGACGCGGTCTCCCAGGAGTACAATGCCGAGTGCCTGCGGACGGAGGACGATGCCGCGTTTGCGAGCCTGTTCGTCGAGGTCTTTCGCGTCGAGTACGCGGAGATCGACCGCGAGCTGCCCGGTTACGTGGGCGAGATCATGGCCGTGCTAGGCATGGGTCCAGGCGTGCTCGATCCGCGCCTCTACCAGATGGCGCGCATGTGCTTCCGCCTGGGCATGCGGACGCAGCGCAAGCTCGACCGGCCCGACCAAGCCACCACCGCCTTCTGGAGGACCGATGCCGTTGCTCAGTAGCGAGCAGATCCATGACCTGCTCACGCTCGCCCACATGCACCGCGCCTGCGGCGACTGCGGCCAGCACACCGCCATGGACTACTGCCGTACCTGCGACGAGTTCTACTGGGTCCACCGACCGGGCTGCGTCCTGTACGAGCAGATCCACCACGGCCACCGGCTCACGCTGGTGCCGTTCGTCGAGGAGCGATGATCTACTGGATCAGCAACCGTGTCTTCACCGTGCGCGTCGAGGCCACCGACGGCGTGATCACCGAAGCCGCGCCTATCGTGCGCAAGTTCCTCGGCCAGCCTGTCGGCAACCTGCTCCACTGGGCGCGCAGGCAAGGCGGGCTCATTGTGGAGACCTGGGAGAAAATTTGAAATGGCATTCGTAATTCCGATTCAGCATGGCGACGGCGAGCGCGGGCCTTGCGTCCTGCTCGTGGTCCTGACCAAAGACAACTGGCGGCGCATGCGCGCGGGCGACCCCTTCGACGTGCAACTGCGCGGCATCGCCACCGCCGCGACCTACCTGGACTGGCCCCTGCGCGAGCTGGACCTGATCATCGCCTACGAGGAGGACGAGCAGGAATTGATGCGGATCGTCCAGGAAGGCGGCCTGCCTGCTCTCATGGCCCACATCGAGCGCCGCCGCGTCCACCGGGAGGGCGACGCCGAGCCGCCGGTCTCGGTCAAGCCCGCCAAGGTGCGGCCCCAGTGAAGCCGGGAGACCGCATCCAGATCTACCCGGCGGGCCAGCCGGGGAAGGCCGCGCCCGCCCGTGTCGTGCTCTGCGGCAACGGCAAGGCGCTCGCGGCCAGCTTCGACGACGCCCCCGGCTTCGTCGTCGCGGGCGGCGGCGTGGCGTACCATCCCGAGCATGGCCTGATGTTTATCGCGAGCCTGCTCGACGACGGCACGTGGCAGGAGCTGTTCGCGGGCGGGCGGTTTGAGGTAAGGAGCCAGCCGTGCCGCGACTGATTGACGACATCCGCCTGCGCGGCGTGCAGATGCCTGCCTTCGTCTCCTCCGGCAAGGAGCGCGAGTGGGTAGACTACGCGCGCACGGTCCTGAAGATCCTGAGCGATCCCACGCTGCCGGTGCTGCTCGTGGACAACGTCGCCGACTACTACTACCGGGGCACCGACCAGGAGTTCTGGAGCTTCGACCGGGACTTCCCCAACCTCGCGCCGCCGTTTGAGCAGTTCTGGTGCGAGCACAAAATGCCGCGCGTCCTGGAGAGCAAGGAGAGGGGCAGGACCGAGGTCTCCCGGCTCATCGGCCAGAACGGGCGGCAGGGCGTGCTCGTGACCGCACTCGACCCGGCGGCGCAGGCGGTGGCGGGCGGGGAGAAAATCCCGACCGAATGCAAATGGCTGCTCTGGATGGACCTCTTCATCGACTACGATTTTGGCCACCACCAGCGCCCTGACGGCCCGCACGGCGCGATCTTCGCCCTGATCGACGCCGAGGGGCGCATGCTCGAAGCGCCCTGGATGCAGAGCTACGCGGAGCTGGCCGACAAGAACCTGATGAAGAGCCTGATGACGTGGCTGCACCCGACGCTCCTGTCGGTCTGCTTCCTGCACTGCAAGAACGTGAAGGTGGAGGACCAGGAGGTCCCCAAGCCGCTCGCCAAGAAGTACCACCAGAAGACCGGCCAGTGGCCGACCAAGTACCGGACCCTGGTGATCGAGCCCTTGAAGCAGATTCTGCGCCATGAGGGCGGGAGCGATAAGCACGGCCTCGCCAGGGCCATGCACATCTGCCGGGGCCACTTCGCCGACTACACGCAAGGCGCTGGCCTGTTCGGCAAGTATCATGGCAAGTACTGGATTCCGGCGACGGTGCGCGGCACCAAAGGCAAGGCCGCGCCGCGCGAGATCGAGGTGAAGCTATGACGCCCGACGAGAAGAAGCAGGCCCTGCTCAACGGCATGATGCGCGAGATTCAAAAGCGGCAAGGCGACTACAACGAGCGCGATCTGGTGGCGGCGCGCGAGAAGCTGGTGGCCGCGTGGCGTGCCGCCCATCCCGATTGTGCCAATCAACCGCCCAGCCGGAAGCACCATCCGCTCGTGCAGACCGAAAAGGGCGTCATCGACAACGCCGAACGGCCCGAGATGTGGCACAACGACATCTATCAGGCGGTGGTGCGGCACTGGTCGAAGGACTCTGTATTCGGCACTGATGGCGGAATGATCCAAATCGGCATCAACAGCCATGACGGCACCGCGCGCCACGACTGGCGCGAGTTCCAGATGATCAAGAACCAGGTCGCCGGTCCCGAGTGCGAGGCCTTCGAGCTGTACCCGGCGGAATCGCGCCTGCTCGACCCGTCCAACTATTACACGCTCTGGTGCTTCCCCGGCCTGCGCCGCATCAAAGTGGGCATGGAGGAGGGGCGGCGCGTGCTCGATGCGAGCGAGGCGCTGGCCCCGCAACGGGGGTTCGAGCCATGAGCTTCTCGGGCTGGATGGCGGGCTGGTGTTCCGGCTTCGCGGTCTACATGGCCGTGATGCTGGTGATTCACTGGCTCCGCGAGCGCCAGCGCCGCAGATGGTTCCGCACCGAGATGGAGCGCATGGAGGCTGATATCCGCGAGCGCTCGCGCGGCTTCCGCGCGGCGTGGCGGCGCGGCAGGTGATAGAATCGCCGCATGGCCCTGACCATGTTCAGCTCGATCACGCTGGCAATCAGCACGCCCGTGCAGGTGATCGCGCCGGGGACCGGCCATTACACCCTGTACCTGCTCAACGCGGGCACCGGCAAGCTCTACATTTCGAGCGCCAATAACCCCGGAGCCAACGCCACCAGCTTCATGGTCCCCGCCGGGACTTACTCGCCCGCGCTCAGTATCAGCGGCGTACAGCCCTTGTGGATCGCGAGCGACGCCGCCGGGACCGTCTCCGCGTACTTCGCGCCCAAGCGGTAGAATGCCTGCATGGCACCCAGTACCCTGGCACCCGCACCGCCGAGCGTGAAGGTCACCAAGAGCTTCACCCACAACGGCACCACCTACAACGTGGGCGACACCTTCACCGGCTCGCAGTACGAGATCGACCTGCTGGTGCAGCAGGGCTTTGCCGACCCGCCCCAGACGCCCGCGACGCAGGCTGCGCCGCCCGCGCCGCCGCCCGCGCCCGAGAGCGTGACCGTGACCAAGGACTTCACCCACGACGGGCACGAGTACAAAGTCGGCGACACCTTCACCGGCAGCGCCTACGACTGCCAGCTTTTGATCGCGCAGGGCTTCGCCGCGCAGCCCGCCGCCAAGTGGGGCGGCACGCCTCCGCAGGCAGCGCCCGCGCAGACCGGCACCAGCTCGATCTATTAGGGCTCGTGGCGGGCGATGGCCGCGTTGGCGAACATAATGGTGCTATCGAGATAAGTGAGGGCACTGGAGCGCTCCACCGACGGGGGACACTGCTGGACGATGAGCGCCGCTAGCTCCAGTGCTTTGGCGCGCAGTTCCTGGTATCGCGGAATCTGGTCCGGTTTGGCGGCATGGTACGTGAAGCGGTCCACGAGGCTTTCGAGAGTGATCTTATCGGCGGCGTCGAGGGGCATGGCCCCCTTAGTATAATCGACTGCGAGGTAACCATCGATGTCTGCTTCGAGTCATATCTATGTCCCGCCGCCCGTGCCGTCGCACAATCCGCCCGCCGACCAGCCGGTGGTGCAGAACCTGCCCACGCCCTTCGCCGCCCCCACCATGAAGACCCTGATGATCGACCCCAACGCCATCCTGGGCACGCGCTTCGCGGGGCCGGTCCTGTCGGGCAACCCCTTGATCAGCCCCGTGGCCGGGATCTGCCAGTTGACCAAGCGCCTGCGCATCCTGGGCGGCTACGGCACCTTCTCGCTGCCCCTGGTGTTTCCGGCGGGCACCATCCTGACGCGCTACTTCACGCAGATCGCGACCTCCTTCAACGGCACCCTGCCCAAGATCAACCTGGGCATCACCGCCAACGGCACCGAGATCGCGAGCATCGACCCGAGCGTGGCGGCGACCCAGACCGACACCCCGATCACGCTGGTCCTGGCCAAGCCCTGGACGGTCTACGTCTCGGTCGCGGGCACCGGCATCACCAGCGGCGCGGTCAACCTGCTCCTGTTTTATTCGGTGCCCGCGCTGGAATTAATTGGATAAGTTGAATTGATTTAGTCAGTTCACTTAGTTGACTTAGTGTAAGTCCATGTAAGTCGGCGACCGCGCTGTAACATCCAGGAGATAGAATGGCGGCGAGGTATCTCAGCCGTATGTCTCCTAGCAGTGGAACCCTTGCATGGATTACGCCGATTGACCCCAACCGGCCCGACCTGCCACCCGGCCTCAACCCGCCTCCCGGCGGCTACCCCGGCTTCCCCGCGCCTCCCGGCGGCGGCCTCAATCCGCCTCCCGGCGGCTACCCCGGATTCCCGGCACCGCCGCCGAGCATTGGGGGCGGGCCGATCCTTCCCCCCGGCATGCCCCCCGGTCTCAATCCGCCCCCCGGCGGCTATCCCGGCTTCCCCGCGCCGCCTCCCGGCCTCTGGCCGCCTCCCGGCGGGCCGCCTTCCATCGGCGGGGGACCGATCCTGCCTCCCGGCATGCCGCCCGGTCTGCACCCGCCTCCCGGTGGTTACCCCGGCTTCCCGGCTCCCCCCGGCGGCGGCCTGAATCCGCCTCCCGGCGGCTACCCCGGCTTCCCGGCTCCCCCGGTCATCGGCGGCGGGCCGATCTTCCCCGAGTTCCCCGGCGTCCCGATCCAGCCCCTGCCTCCCGGCGGGGCGGGCGGCGGCACGCCCCCGGTGGTCTCGCACGGCAAACCGGCGGGCGTCAGCGTCCTCCCCGCCGATCCCTCGCTCACGCCGCCCACCGCGCCGCCGCAGCCTCCCGGCGTCTGGGTGACGATTGATCCCGGCCATGGCCAGCCGCCCGCCTGGGGATTCGTCCCCAAAGGCTCGGGCGCGGGCACGCCGCCCGATACCGGCCTGCCGCCGGTCGCCGGTCACCCGTTGCCGACGCCTCCCGGCGGGCCGCCCACGGTGACGCCCGCTGGCGGTGCCCCCGCGCCCACGCCGACCGGCCACTGGGTGCCCTTGGCCACGGCCTCGCCCAAATCCGCGACCACCTGGGCCTGGGTGCCCGAAATCAGGCCGCAGTACGGTCTGACACCACCGGCATCCGGCCCCAAGTAGTACACTGGCGGTAAGTCAGATAGCTGCTTTTACTAAGTTAGCCTTCGAGGGGCCGCTTCCTATGCCATAGGGGACGGCCCCTTCTGATTTTAGTAGTAGGCCACCGGCTGGCGGCGCTCGTGCAGCAGTTCCTCCTCGGCCTCGTCACTGGAGATGCGGATCAAGCCGCCTTGCCGGAACCGCAGCAAACCCTGCACCGCCGCGTCGTGCAGGTCGTCGGTCGCGCCAAACGGGAAGGCGGCCATCTCCTCCCGCACCTCCTCCACCCAGCGCCTGCCGAGCGGAGCCCAGATGGTGCCGGTACTGAAGAGGTCGGCGACCGCGTTGGTGCGCGTCACCTTGTCACTGCCGCGCGCGGGCGTCGGGTCGCTCACCGGGATGCCCATGCGCCACATCTCCTGGGCCAGCGGCTTGCCGGTGGCGCGGCCCTCGATCACCACGCTATCCGGCGTCCACTGCATGTAGAGCCGGTGCGCCTGCTGTTTCAATTCGGGGAAGTTGAGGCGGCCCGCCCAGGCGTCGAGCAGCACGATCCCGGTCACGAGGCGCGGCGTCTCGCCGCGCGTGCGGTAGCTGAACAGGCCCCAGGTGATGCAGGCCGAGCGGTTGCTCTCGTGCTTTTCGCTGAAGGCCGTGTCCCAGCTTTGCACGATAAAGTCGCAGACCGGCGGCGCGGCCTCCCGCCAGTCCTGCCACCACTCGCGCTTGATGATCGCGCCCTCCTCGCTGGTGGGCGACTGCTGGTACTGCGCCATCCAGCGGGAGATGGGGAGCGTGGCGCGGGTGCGGACGAGCTGCTCGATGGGCCAGAATTCCGGCCACAGGCTCTCCCCCGAGGGCAGGATGGCGGGCAGCTCGATCACCTCCCACTGCTCGCCGAACTCCTCCTCGATGGCCTGCTGGAGCAGCTTGCCGGTCAGGTCGCGCACGCCCCACCGGGTCATGTTGAGCAGGATCGCGGCGTTGGGCTGGAGGCGCTGCCGGGGACCGGCCAAGTACCACTGCCAGACCTTCTCGAAGTTCTGGTCGGCGTTCTTGATCACGTCCTGCTCGCTGTGCGGGTCGTCGATGATGATCAGATCGCCGCCGCGCCCCGCCGCGCCGCCCGAGGTGCCGACCGCGAAGTACTCGCCGCCCTGCGCGGTGCTCCAGCGGTGGGTGGCGCGCGAGTCCTTGCTCAGCGAGGTGTTGGGGAAGATCTCCCGGTAGGGCTCGCTCGCGATCAGGTTGCGCATCTTGCGCCCGAACCCGGCGCTCAGCTCGACCTTGTGCGAGGCCTCCAGGATCTTCTGGTCCGGGTGCCGCCCCAGATACCAGCTCGGGAACAGGTAGCTGGTGAATTCGCTCTTGGTGTGCCGGGGCGGCATGTTGATGATCACGCGCTTCAGCTCGCCCTTTTCGATGCGCTCGTAGGTATCGGCCATGACCTCGTGGTGCCGCCCGTGGATGAATCCCGGCCAGACCTTGCGCACAAAGGGCAGGAAGCGCTCGCGCGCAAGCGCGGCCTCGGCGGGCTGCGCCAAGCGCGCCAGTTCGTCCTGGGCCATGGCCGCGCGCGCCGGGTCGAGCGAAGCAAAATACCGCTCGAAGAAGCGCATCTCCTCCTCGGCGGTACGACCCGGCGTGCTGCGTGCCACATAGCGAGCTTAGCAGGCGCGCGGCACGCAAGTGAGCGCCACTTACCGCCTGACTTAATAAGTCAAACCGGATAAATCGGCTAAAGCAAACGCATTACTTCAAATGCTATACTTCAGGTAGCGGGTTCTACTGCACACAAGCGGCTGGAATCGGCTCGCCGCCCCCGGCTTTCCTTCATGGGGTTCGCCGGGGCGGCGCTATCATCGGCTCATGCAGGCGGTGCGCCTGGAGCGGGTCAACCCCCAATACCTCGACCTGTACTGGTCGCGCGTGGAGCGCGCGCTCGATTGGCAGGTCTCGCGATCCCCCTACCCGGCGGGCCTCTTGCGTTCGATGGTGAAGGCGGGCACGCGCGACCTGTGGACCGCGCCCCACGGGCGCTTCCCCGCGCAACTCAGTAGTGTTATCGTAACTACCATCATGCCGCACCCCCGGCTCGCGCCGGTCTTGCGGGCCGAGTTAGTCAGCGGGCGGCATGTCGGGACGTGGATCGCCTCGGCGGCCCAGGTTCTCACGGCCTACGCGCAAGCGCACGGCTGCACACGTATCTACGTGATTGGGCGACTAGGTTGGCGGCACTACCGCGACCTTTTTGCGATTCCCGTGACGTGGGCAACCGACGAGAGCGCGCAGGATGCCGACCACCACCGACAAATCCACCACCACCAGTAACGTCCAAAACATCCCCTCCCAAATGCAGAACGAGGCCTGGGGCGGCCTCTGGGGGGCGATGAGCGGCCTGCTCTGGCCGGGAGGCGGCGGGCTCATGCCGCCGCAGTACGGGGGCCAGCTCACCGCGCCGCAGGGCGAGCAGACGGTCAACTGGTATTCCAACGTCAACGCCACCCCGCGTCCCGACTACGGCGGCGTGATGCAGGGCGCGCAGCAGCTCGGCCAGCAGGGCCTCAGTAGTATGCGCGACCCGAGCCAGATCAACATCCAGGGCAACTACACGCCGCAGAGTTTCAACGTGCCGCAGTTCTCGATGCAGGACCCCTTCAGCGGCTACAACGGCGGCGGCCAGGGCATGCAGATCCAGGCCCCCGGCGGCGTGAGCGGCAACGCCGCGAGCTATCAGGTGCCGGTGCAGAATGTGAGCGCCGATCAGGTCAACGCGCCCGCCGCGCTCCAGGCGCAGCAGGTGCAGGCCGCGCAGATGGGGCCGATCCAGCAGGTCAGCGGGCCGCAGCTCCAGAACTACCAGATGGGACCGGCGCAGAACGTCAACGCCCCCGGCGGCCTGAGCAGCTTCCAGATCGCGCAGGCCGCGCCGCTCGTGCAGGCGGGCACGGTGGGCACGCAGTCGTGGACCCAACCGGGCACGGCGCAGAACTACATGTCGCCCTACACCCAGCAGGTGCTCAACGCGCAGAAGGCCAACATGACCGCCGACTACGCCGCGCAGCAGGTGGCGCAGCACGCGCAGGCCGCGCAGGCGGGCGCGTTCGGGGGCACCCGCCAAGCGGTGCAGGACGCGGAGAGCCAGCGCAACCTCAACCTGCAAATGCAGAACGTCGAGGCGCAGGGCTTGCAGCAGGCCTACCAGCAGGGCGCGCAGCAATTCAACACCGAGCAGGGGCTCGGTATGCAGGGCCAGCAGTTCAACGTGCAGACGGGTTTGCAGGCGGGCTTGGCCAATCAGGCCATGCAGCAGCAGACCGCGCTCGCCAACCAGCAGGCCGCGCTGGCCGCGCAGGGCCTGGGCACCACCACCGGCATGCAGGCGGCGCTCGCCAACCAGCAGGCGGGCCTCACTACCGGCGGCCAGAACCTCCAGGCGCTGCTCCAGACGCAGGGCCTGGGCGCGCAGCTCGGCATGCAGGGCCAGCTCGCCAACCAGCAGATGAGCTACCAGCAGCAGCTCGCCAACATGCAGGCGCTCAATCAGGCCTCCCTCGCCAACCAGGGCGCGAACCTGCAAGCCGGGATCTTCAACAACACCCAGGCGCTCCAGGCCCAAGGCATGAACCAGTCTGCCGACCTCCAGGCGGCGCTCGCCAACCAGCAGACCAACTATCAGGCGGGCCTCGCGGCGCAGCAGATGGGCCTCCAGGGCGCGCAGTTCAACGCCGGTCTCGGCATGCAGAGTCAGCTCGCCAACCAGCAGGCGCAGCAGGCCATGTACAACCGCCAGCTCCAGGGCCTGCAAACCCAGTACGGCGGCAACCTGCAAGCCGGTCTGCAAGGCCAGAACCTGGGCATGACCGCGCAGCAGCTCGGCATGCAGTCGAACCAGTTCGGCGCTGGGTTAAACCTCCAGGGCCAGACCGCCAACGAGCAGGCGCGCACCGCCATGCAGAACGCCAACCTGGGCTACCTCAACTTCGCGGGCAACATGAACCAGCAGCAGGGCAACTACCTGACGCAGGGTTTCAACAACCAGCTCAACTGGAACCAGCAGCTCGGCCAGACCGCGACCAACCAGCAGGCCTACGATCAGGCGGCCAAGGATCGCGCCTACGCCTACTGGCAGCAGCAGCAGCAGATGCCGTTCAACATGCTCCAGATGGCGGGCAACCTCGCCAGCCAGTTCCCGGCGCAGGGCTCGGTGCAGAGCACCCAGCAGGGCGTCAACTACCAGACCACGCCGGGGCCGAGCATGTGGAACATGGTGGGCGGCCTCGCCTCTACCGCGCTCGGTGCCTTCACGGGCGGCCTGGGCGGCGGCATGGGCAAGGGACTGTTCTCGACATAGGAGGGATCGATGCCGGATCTGATTCAAGTCGCCGACGACCTCAAGCACATGCCCGATGGCTGGCTCGCCCAGCAGGCGCAGCAGCCATCCGGCATGGTGCCGCCCTATCTGGTCATGGCCGAGATGCAGCGCCGCGAGAAGCTGCGCAGCGGGCAGAGTAAGGCGCAGGCCCCCGAGAGTTCGGTGGCGCAGGACATGATCCGTAACCTGTACGCCAAGATCCCGCCGACGGCGGGCCTGATGCCGCAAGAGCAGCCGCCGGGGGCCGTCCCGCCGGGGATGCCGCCGGTCAACCTCACCCCGAGCGCGGGCGCGCTCGGGCCGACCGCGCCGGGGAACCTGCGCGTGCCGCCCACGCGCACCATGGCCGACGGCGGCGAGGTGGACGACGAGGACGAGGGCGATCTCTACAACCTGCCGCTCACCCAGGAGCCCTCGCGCGACCGCCTCATGCAGCAGCTCTATATACCGCCCGCGCAGCCCGCGCCACCCGCGCAGCCGGTCATGAGCCCGCGTGGGAGTGCGAATCGCAGCGCGGGCCGGGGCCTCTTCAACGCGCCGGGAAAGTACGACGCCTACGTGCGCGCGGCGGCGGAAGAGACCAAGCTCGACCCCGACTTCATCCGCTCGGTGATGAACGTGGAGAGCAACCAGAATCCCAACGCCGTATCGGGCGCGGGCGCGGTGGGCCTGATGCAGGTATTGCCCTCGACCGCCATGAGCGAGTTCGGCGTTACGCCCGAGCAGCTCCGCAACCCGGCGACCAACATCCGCACGGGCGCGCGCTACCTGCGCAAGCTCGTGGACCTGTACCACGGCGACCAGCGCACCGCCGCCATGGCCTACAACATGGGACCGGGCAATATCGCCAAGGGCAGGACCAACCAGGGCTACGCCGACAAGGTGCTCGACAATTTCCAGAAGCTGCATGAGCAGGGAGGCGCGCCGCCGGTCCAGGAAACGGGCGGCATGCCGGGTTGGCTCGCGAGCAGCCGAAGCTGGAACATTCCGCAGGTGCCCGACACCGGGGACGCCGCGAGCGCGGTGGGCATGGGCAGCGCCGATACCGGCACCGCCGAGACGCCTGCCGCCGGAACTCCCGCCGCGCCGGTTACGGCGGCACCCGCCGCCGCGCCGGTCAAGCAGGCCCCTTTGCAGCAGGTCTGGAACCCGCCGCCCTCGACCCAGGTGGCCGACCTCGACAAGCAGATCGCCGCGTTCCAGAAGGGCCACCAGTCGGTCGATGAGCGCACCAAGGCGTTGTTCGGCGACGACAACATCGACCTGCTCAATCAGGCGGCGGGCAAACTGATTGGCGCGCGCCCCGACTACAGCCAGTACCAGAGCGCCATCAACAACGTGATGCAGGTCGCGCAAAAGCAGATGCATCCCAGTATTGGCGGCGCGCTCATGCAGTTCGGGCTCGCGCTCATGTCGAGCAAGAGCCACTATTTCGGGCAGGCCGTGGGCGAGGCCGGAAGCTACGCCTTCGCCGCCATGCAGAAGCAGCAGCAGCAGGCCACCAGGGACTTCCTTGATGCCGCCAAGGCGGGCGTGAATTTGCAGGAACAC